GGGCGTCTTCTACGACAGCGTCATCGACGCCATCGACGACCTCGTGGAGGCGTATCAGGGCGCGTTCGAGCTGATCGGCAACATCCCGGGACCGGAGACGCCGAAGGGCGACGTCCTGAAGCTGCTCGAGGCCGACGCCGCGTGGATCGAGGAGAACCACGAGGGCATCTGTCAGGGCAACCGCGCCGTGGCGAACCTGATCGACACGCTGACGGGCGTCTATCTTTCGGCAATCTACAAACTGCGGAACCTCAAATGAGCGAAGACGTGAACATCCGCCTGACGACGCACGAGGCGGTCTGCGCCGAGCGTTGGCGCGAGACCATTGCGCGCTTCAAGCGCCTTGAGGCAATCATGATTGGCGGCATCGGCGGCATCATCGCGCTGCTGTCCGCAATCGCTTTGAAGGTAAACTGACATGAGTTTCTGGGATCGCTTTGAGAGCAGCCGTGACGGCATCGAGGACACTGTCGAGTTCACGATCCGCATGGCCGTGGTGACGCTGGCCTGCGTCGTCCTCGTCGTCGTGGCCGCGCTGGTCATCGGCCTGTTCATGCCGAACCACATCATAGACAGCGACAAGGTGTTCGAGATCGTCGGCCCCGCATTCAACATGGTCATCGGCGCGTTCGTCGGCCTGCTGGGTGGCCTGAGCCTCAACGCCAATGCCCGCGACGCCAAGCCCCCCGCGCCGCCGGAAGTCGACGCGCCGGAGCCGATCGCCGACGACGACGGCATGGCACCGTGGGAGAAGTATCGCAACGACCTGCGCTACGACGCCAACGGCGACGGCGTGGTCGACGAGGCAGACTTCCCCGATTGGCGAAACCCTAAGACGTAGAGGTGGGTACTGTGTCAACCATTGAACTCATCAGCCAGCTTTGGCCGCTGGTTCTGGCGTTCATCTCGCTGGTGATTATCCTCGCCAAGATGGACGTGCGTCTGGCTGTCGTCGAGGAAAAGATCAAGACGCTGTTCGAACTCTGGAACAAGAAGAAAGACTGATGAGCCTCGCAACTCTCCAGCAGAAGATCGGCGTTACGGCTGACGGTGCGTTCGGCCCCGGCACGATGAAGGCCGCCGCGACCTACTACAAGCTGAACGGCAACCGCGCCGCGCATTTCTTTGCGCAGACGGCGCATGAGAGCGGCGGCTTCAAGGCGTTCAGTGAGAACCTCAACTACGGCGCCGCCGGCCTGCGCGGCATCTTCCGCAAGTATTTTGGCACGGAAGCCTTGGCCAAGGCATATGAGCGCCAGCCGCAGAAAATTGCCAACAGGGTCTACGCCAGTCGCATGGGCAACGGCGTCGAGGCCTCTGGCGACGGGTGGAGGTTCCGTGGTCGCGGCGCTTTGCAGTTGACGGGCAAGGCGAACTATCAGGCGTTTGCCGACTACATCGACCGTCCGGATGTCATGACGAACCCGGACTTGGTGGCCGGCGAGTTGTGTTTCGAGAGCGCGCTGTGGTTCTTTGACAAGAACAAGCTGTGGAGCATCTGCGACCAAGGCATCAACGACGTTGCGATCCTCGCGCTGACCAAGCGCATCAACGGTGGGACGCATGGCCTCGATGACCGCAAGGCAAAGACGAAAAAGTTTGCCGGGTGGCTGCCGTGAACATCAATTGGGGCGACATCATGAAGGGCGCTGCGCCCGTTCTGATTGCCTGCATTGCGTGGCTGCTTGGACAGGTGAGCGCCTTTGAAACCCGGCTGACCAAGATCGAAGCCCAGATGCCCGTCCTGATCACGCAGGATGGCGTGCCCACAGACAGCCCGATCTCGGCAAGGGCCAGAGGGGAACTGCGTGAGCATCTCACGGGCGAGGTCAATGACCTGAAAGTGCGTGTTGGGGTTATCGAGAGCAGAGATAAATAATGTTCGGCATCCCCTCCCCCTACATCATGGGCGGCATGCTGGTCATCGGCTTCCTCGGAGGGTATAAGGTCCGCGACTGGCAGTGCGACGCGGCATACGCGGTGGCTTTGGAAAAGGCGGAAAAGCAACGTGCTAAAGTGGAGACCATCCTCGATGCGAAGTCCGCAGCCTATGAGGAAAGACGTGCTGCTGCCGATGTACAGTCCGTCGAGCGGACTAACACGGTGCGCGAGATTTATCGCACGGTGCCTGCCGCTGCTACTAGCTGCGCTCCTCCTGCTGACGCTATTCGGGTGCTCCTCGAAAGCATTGGTAATCCAGACGCTGAAGTCGCCGCCGGCAAACTTGGCAAGCCCGTGTCCTCGCCTGAACAACCCGCCCGACCCATTTCTCGACCCGGCGCGCCTGCTGTGGGAAAAGGACGTGATTGAGCGGCGGAACGACTGCGCGGAGAAGCACCGTCTGGCCATCGAGGCGTGGCGCGAGGCTAGTCAATTACCACAAAAGTGATATAAGGACGGCCCATGGCTACCACGATGACCTTTGACACCCTGAAGCAAGACGTGCAACGCTATCTTGAGCGCGGCGCGACCTACGCCTCGGACCCGGTCGTCTATGAGCAGATCCCGCGCCTGATCAATCTGGCCGAGCGGCGCATTGCGCGCGAGCTGAAGATCCAAGGTTTCATCGCGGTGGTGTCTGACACCTTGGTTGTCGGCCAATCGGTGTACGCAAAACCCGATCGCTGGCGTGACACGGTCAGCATCAACATCGGCACCGGCACCAACAATGCCAACCGGACAGCCCTCTTTACGCGCGTCTATGAGTACCTGCGTTCGTATTGGCCGAACGAAAGTCTGACGGCGACGCCGCTGTTCTACTCGGACTACGACTATTCGCACTGGCTGATAGCCCCCACGCCGGATCAGGCGTACCCCTTCGAGGTGCTGTATTACGAGCTGCCCCCGCTGCTTGACGACAGCATCCAGACGAACTGGCTGACAGAATACGCTCCCCAGCTCCTGCTGTATGGCGCGTTGCTCGAGGCGACCCCGTTCCTGAAGAACGACGAGCGCATCGGCACGTGGCAGCAGTACTACGATCGCGCCGCTGCGATGCTCAACGGCGAAGATCTGGCGAAGATCCTCGACCGCGCATCAGTCCGCAAGGAGGCATAAGTGACCTACACAACCGTTTTCGGTGGCACTACGATATACCCCTCGGACGTGTCCTACCTGTCGATTGCCCTTAGCGTAGACACGCCGCTTGAGTGGCCCCTCGAAAGTTCGGGAACCGAAGACCCGGCCGCGCGTATCATTGACGTCGACCCAACGGCCTCCGGCTTCAGCATCGTGTTGCCCAACGCCACACTGACCGGCGCTGGCCAGACGATCCTGTTCAACAACATCGACGGCACCTTCAGCTTCTTCGTGAAGGACTTCGCAGGCAACACGTTGGCGACGGTAACCGCCGGGACGCAGTGGCAGGTCTATCTGGCGGCCACCACGACCGCTGCCGGCACGTGGCGCGTATTCCGCTACGGCGCCTCGACCGCGACGGTGCAGGCGTCCGCGCTGGCCGGTTTCGGCCTGACCGTAACCGGCTCGACGCTGTCGCAGTCGTTGCCCGTCACCACGTTCTCTGCCAGCACCACCGCCGCCACTTCAAATCGAGCGGGAGCGTTCGTGTGGACCGGCACCGGCACCGGCACGCTGAGCCTTCTGACGGCCGTATCCGCCGGCAACAACTTCTTCATCTTCGTCCGCAACGAGGGCGGCGGGGATTTGACGATTGACCCGGCCGGCACAGAGACGATCAACAGCGCCGCCACACTGGTGCTTCGGCCCGGGGACAGCGCCAGCGTCATCACCGACGGCATAAGCTGGTATACGATCGGCCTCGGGCAGGACGCGGTGTTCGCGTTCGATTACACATCGATCAGCGTCACTGGCGGGACTGTCACGCTCTCCGGCGCGCAGCTCAACCGTATCGCGTACAAGTTTGTCGGCACGTTGACGAGCAACTGCATAATAGTCGTGCCGCCCACGGTCCAGCAATACTGGATCAACAACGGCACGACCGGGGCCTTTACGTTGAACGTAAAAACCAGCGCGGGGACGCCGACGCTAGTCAATCAGGGTGCCAAGGGCATCTACTACTGCGACGGCTCGTCGGTCATCCTCGCCGCAGATCCCACATCATTCACGTTGCCGGTCACCGTTGCACAAGGCGGCACGGGCGCGACGACGGCATCCGCCGCACGCCTCAACCTCGGCATCACGACGTTTGCCGACCCCATCGTCACGGCCACCACTGCGGCGAACGTGTGGACTGTCCTCGGCGCTGCCCCTTCCGGCACTGTAGACGGCGGCGCGTTTTAAGTGGCCGAGAACATCGTCCAGATTAAGTCGCTGCCCGGCATCAAGCGGGACGGCACCCGGTTCGAGGGGGACCAGTACATCGACGGGCAGTGGGTGCGCTTCCAGCGCGCCCTGCCGCGCAAGATCGGCGGCTACCGCTCGATCAACAAGTTCCTGCGCGGACTGGTGCGGACGCTGCACGAGTACACGCAGGACAGCCTGACGTACATCCACGGCGGATCGGCGAACCTGCTGGAGAGTTTCTACCTCGACGCCAGCTTCAACACGAGCGTCATCAGCAACCGGACGCCGACGACCCTCGTCGCGAACGCCGGCAACATGTGGCAGTTCGACGTGGACACGGCCCTCGGCGGTGGCCTGCAACTGGTGGCGCAGGTGGCTCCGAACCTCGACTGCATCTGCAACAGCGCCGGCGGCCAGCTCTTCACCGGCGACGAGTTCGGCACGGCCGTCCTTGTCGAGGTGACGACCCTGCCTGCGGTGTACAGCGCCACCGGCGGCATCGTCGCACTGCACCCGTACACCGTCGCCTTTGGCAATGACGGCTTCGTCATGTGGTCCGTGCCGGGCGACCCCACGGACTACACCGGCTCCGGCGCAGGCAACGCCTACGTCACGGGGCAGAAGATCGTCCGTGGCATGCCGCTGCGCGGTGGCCCGGGCAACTCACCCTCGGGCCTGCTGTGGTCGGCAGACAGCCTGATCCGGATGTCCTACATCGGCGGCACCGCCGTGTTCCAGTTCGACACCCTGAGTGCGCAGTCGTCAATCCTCTCGGCGCAGTCCGTCATCGAGTACGACGGCATCTTCTACTGGCTCGGCACCGACCGCTTCCTGTCGTTCAACGGCGTCGTGCGCGAGATACCGAACACGCTGAACCTCAATTTCTTCTTCGACAACCTGAACTACGCGATGCGGCAGAAGGTGTTTGCCTACAAGGTTCCGCGCTTCGGTGAGATCTGGTGGTGCTTCCCCAAGGGCGACAGCATCGAGCCGGACCACGCCATCATCTACAATATCCGCGAGAACACGTGGTACGACACGCCCCTGCCGAACGGTGGGCGCGGCGCGGGCCTCTTCCCGGCCGTGCTGCCCCAGCCGCTTATGACCGGCGTCGCGCCGCAGGACGCGCAGGCCACCGCCATAACGGTCACCGCCGGTGGGACGGGTTACGCTGCCGGGAACGTGCTGACGCTGGTCGGCGGTCAGTACATGATCCCGGTGGAGATCACCGTCGGCACCGTCAGCGGTCCCGGTGCCATCCTGACGGCCAGCATATCGAATGCAGGCTCGTACACCGTGACCCCCGCGAACCCGGCCGCCGTCACCGGCGGCACCGGCTCTGCAGCGACGTTCACGGTCACGTTCAACAACCCGTACAAGTTCTGGGTGCATGAGGTCGGCACGGACGAGGTCGACGGCCTGTTCGTCAACCCGATACCGTCCTTCTTCGAGACGGCCGACATCTCGATGCCCGTAATGAGCCAGACGAGCAGGGCGCTACAGGTGCTGATGCTAGAGCCTGACTTCGTGCAGTCCGGCGACATGACGGTCGAGGTGCGGGGGCGCGCCAACGCCCGCGCGCCGGAGGTCAACGGCCCGGCGAAGACCTTCGTCGAGACGCCGCAGACGCCGCAGGAGCAGGTCGTCTACTTCAAGGAGCAGCGGCGCGAGTTGCGTTTCCGCTTCACGAGCAACTGCGTCGGTGGGAATTATCAAATGGGCCTCGTCCTCGCGCACCTCCAGCCGGGCGATGGGACGACGATAGGATGATCGACCCGCGCGGCATGACTTTACGGGATTACGCAGATAGTGTAGTGCTGTCGGTCGGCGACGCTTGGTCTTTCGGTAAACTCACCGACGAGACTGAGTGGCAGTCGTGGGCTGCAGGGTTTGTACGCGCGTCACCGTTTACGCAGCGCACCGTGCCGGACCCCTTTGGTTTCACCGACTGGCGGGAGTGGGCGATGCGCGTATACCCGATGTTGCAGGGACAAGGCTGATGCGCTTCGACGACTTCATGTACGGCGGCGACATGTACGGCGGCGACATGTTCGGCGCTTACGGTGGCGCCGCTTTGCCGTCTTTCGCCGTTGAGCCGCCGTACTACGCACCGGAGCCAACACCGTACTACGCACCGGAACAGTCGTACTACGCACCGGAGCCAACACCGTACTACGCACCGGAACAGTCGTACTACGCACCGGAGCCAACACCGTACTACGCACCAGAACAGTCGTACTACGCACCGGAGCCAACACCGTACTACGCACCGGAGCCAACACCGTACTACGCACCGGAGCCAACACCGTACTACGCACCGGAGCCAGCGCCGTCTCTCGCCGTTGAGCCGGCAACCTACAGCGGCCAGAGCGTCGCGCAGGAGCCGGCACCGTCTTTCGCCGTTGAGCCGCCGGCACCTGCGCCGTCGCTCTCTGTTACGCCGCCGGTGGCCGCGCCTATGGCCGCGCCTATGGCTGCTCCACCGGAAGCCGCCCCGTTTACTCTGACGCCAGAAATGACGGCGGATATTCAGCGCAGAGCGCAGTTGAGCATGGCTCCTAATGCGGCGTTCGGCCTTTCATCTATGGATCCGGGAGTTCTAAGTAAGGCTGACCCGCTGTTTGAATACGCGCAAACTGCGCCTGTGTTGGAGCTTAAAGGTAACAAAGAACACGAAACTTTAAAGTTTCAGCCATTGCCCGACACAAACTACAAGCTAGTTGTCGGGGGGAAAGACCTTGGCACTGGATCCACACCAGAGCAAGTAGCTGCGCTTGTAAATGCCGCTAATGAAATCTCCAAAGCTGGCGGAAAAATGGTGGATGTTCGGCTCCAAAAGGAAACTCAATACGCTGACAAGGCCGGCGGTGTTCAAACTGCTTTCGCGGACGTCTACGCCAATCAAAAGAACAACGCTGGCGCGTTGGAGTTTATTGTTCCGGCAATTCTTGCTGCGGCAAGCGCAGGGGTGCTTGCCCCCGCGCTTGCACCAGCGTTAGGGGCGTCTCTTGGCATTAGCCAAGCGGCTGCGTCAACTTTGGCGGCTGGATTGGCCGCAGGCGCTGGCACTACCACTGGCAAGTTGGCGTTGGGTTCCAGCCTGAAAGACGCACTGATACAGGGCGGCCTTTCCGGGTTAACGGCTGGCGTTATGCAAGGCACGGGTCTGACCGACGCTCTCAAAGGCGCTCTTGGCGGCGCTTCAGCGGGCGGTGGCCCACAACTCTCGGATGCTTTCAACGCGGCGCGCGGCGCGGGTGGGGCGCTGACGGACGTTTTTGCTACGTCGGGTCTCGACGCTATCGGCAGCGCCGCTGGCCAAGCGGCTGCACAGACTATAGGACAGGCCGCGCCAGCGGCGATTGGCGGTGGCCTCAGCCAAGCGATACCCAGTGAAATCGTTGTCAGTGCGTTGAAGGGCGCTGCACCCAGCCTTCTCTCGCAAGTTGCCCCGTCCGTGGTGCAGGCAGGCGTGTCCAACCTCGGCCAGTCGCTGCTGCCGTCGCCACAGGCGACCACGCAGACACCGCTTGCCGCTCAAGAGCCGCCACCGTCGTTTGCTGTGTCGCCAGACGAGTTGGCGGGCATCACTGTTACCGGCAGTGTGCCCTCTTCAAACGCATTTCCGTCGCTCGCGGCGGGAGTGAGCGGCGTCGGCAACTTGGGGTTGAAGTCGGCAACAGATCAGATTGCCGCCGAGCAGCAGGCTGCCGAACAGCAACGGGCCGATGAGGACCGGATGATCACGGTGACTTCTACGACACCGCCACCATCGTCAGCGGTCGTCCCGTCACTGGCTGTTCCGGCTATGGCCGCTCTTCCATCCCTTGCGGCAGCGACCGCGCAGCCAACACCCGCGACGACGACTGCACCCCCTGAAGAAAAGCCGCTGACGGTCACCGCCTCGAAATTGTCTCCGTCGATCATCCCGTCGGTGGCTGCGGCTGCCCTTCCGCCCCTCGCGACCGCGCTCACGCCGGCAACCCCCGCGTCGACGACGCCGCAGGATACGCTGTACACGGGTGACGAGCCTATGATCACGGCGACAGCTACAAAAGTTCCGACGACCCTCGTCCCCTCAGTGGTCACGGCGGCCGGCGGTGCCGCGCTCGCGGACGCGCTCACGACACCAGAACCGGCGACTACGACGCCGGACAAGAAGCTCTCCGTCTCCGACTACCTGCGTCTCGCGGGCCTCGCCTCGTCCGCCATCGGCTTGCTCGGCGGCGGTGGTGGCCCCGAAGGCACGGCGGCCGGCATCGTGCCCGGCGGGCTGGGTCGCCTCAACCCGATCTTCTCGGCGAAGCTGCCTACTGGCGCAGACGTGAACATCCCCAGCGGCGTCGGCACCGCGTCGAACCTCGCCGCGCGCCCGATGGGTGACGAGGACTGGCTCACGTACGGCCAGCGCCCGGAGAAGAGTTTCTTCAACTACGTGCCCCAGCCGCCGACCGGCATGGCCCACGGAGGCAGCCTCGCCGCCAAGCGCGGTGGCCGTCCGTCGCGCTCGTCCTTCGCCGTCAGCGGTGCCGGCACGGGCCGCAGTGACGACATCCCGGCCGTGCTGTCGGATGGCGAGTACGTCATCGACGCCGAGACCGTGGCCCTGCTGGGCGACGGGTCGAGCAAGGCCGGCGCGAAGAAGCTCGACGACTTGCGCGTCAAGATCCGCAAGCACAAGGGGCAGCGTCTGTCACAGGGGCGCTTCAGCTCCGACGCCAAGAAGCCCGAAGCATATCTCACCGGAGGACGTATCTAGTGGCCAGTGTAAGCTCTTTCCTCACCGAGGGCGCCGCCATTCCGCAGGGTTCTGCCCTCACGGACATGACGAAGCAGACGGTCCTGCCGGACTTCTACACAAACTACGCGCAGGATATCTTGGCTGGGCAGAAGGCCCTCTCCAATCGGCCGTTCACGACTGCGCCAATGCCGCGCGTGGCCGGCTTCACCCCGGCGCAGCTTGAGGCGTTCCAGAAGACCGGCACAGCCGCCGACGCGTATCAGCCCCTCCTCGGGCAGGCCACGACGGCCGCGCAGGGCGCGGCTGCCGCGCCGGGTGCACTGGAAGTCGCGCAGCCCTTCCTCGGCGCTGCGGGGCAGTCCTCCGTGTCGAACATCGGCCAGTACATGAACCCGTACACGGACGCCGTCGTCAGCCGCATCGGCGAACTCGGCACGCGCAACCTGACCGAGAACATCATGCCCCAGATCGAGGGTCGCTACATCCAAGCCGGTCAGCTCGGCTACGGCGGCCGTGGCGGCGCAAGCACGCCCTCGGGCATGATGACGGACACGGCACGCGCCGTGCGCGACACCAGCGCCGACATCCTCGGACGGCAGACGGAGGCCCTCCAGAGCGGCTACACGCAGGCCGCAGGACTGGCCGGCACCGACCTGTCGCGCATGGGTCAGTTGGCCGGCACGGCCGGCAACCTCGCGAACGTGCAGCAGGGGCAGCAACTGGCCGCCTCTGGCGCGCTGTCGGGCCTCGCCGGGCAGGCGCAGGGCCTCGGCCTCACCGGCGCAGGCGCGCTGGGTTCCGTGGGCGCACAGCAGCAGCAGCAGGGCCAGAAGAGCCTCGACGTGGCGTATCAGGACTTCCTGCGCCAAGAAGGCTACCCGCAGGAGCAGATCGACAAGATGATCGGCACGTTCAAGGGCGTCGCGACGGGCATACCGTCGGCCACGCAGGAGCAGGGCATCTCGCCGTCCGGTGTGCAGCAGCAGTATCCGGCCAGCACGGCCGCGCAGATCGGCAGCGTGCTGGCGGGCCTCGGCGGCGCGCTGGAAAAGGGTGGCGTGCTGTCAAAGCTCATCGGGCCGTAACCCTTCCGCACCCCGGCGGAAAATGCTATTACGGAGTACGCCTCCGACGTGAGTGGAGAATACAGTGGCCTACGACTACATGGCAGAGAGAAAAGCGTTGCTCGGTGGTGGCCCGCTGTCCGCGCTTGACAGTGTCGCGCCTGCGGATGTCGCGCCGGAAGATGCCGAAGTCACCGTACCTGAGAGCGGCCTGTCCGCCGCGCGTGCCGCGATGGCGCGCCGGCAGAAACTCCAAAGCGATCAGCAGGCGTTCTACGACCTCATGGCGAGGCAGCTTCAGGAGCGTCGCACTGGCCCCTCGACCAGCGAGCAGTTGTTTGAACTCAGCGCGGCGCTGGCCCGGCCCACCACCGTGCGAGGGTTCGGCGGCGTCTTGAACAACGTCATGCCCGTCTTGCAGCAGCAGGCCAAGGCGACACGTGAGGGTGCCGAGGGGCGCACGGAGGCGCTGAACGCCCTCCAGATGGCGCAGATGAAGATCAAGCAGGGCCTCGCCGATCAGGACGTGGACACCGAATTGGCACTGGCGAAGTTGCTGAAGGGTAGCGCGCTGAGACCTGTTGTTGCTGGGCCAACGGGGGCGATGGAGCCTATGACAGGTCTCCCGGTCGCGACGCCAAACCCGAAAGCGTACGCCGATCTCGAAGCCAACCCGACAGCGGAAAACTTAAACGCTATGGCCGCAGCATACCCACGTTTTGTCGAGCCTTTGCAGGAGGCGTACCGGCGCGGTGTTGCTAAGTTTAAGGTCACTCCGAGCGGGGGTCTATAATGGCTACTGAGTTTAAGCGCCTCGATCCCGCCGCATACGCCGCTGGGCCGCCCGAAAACGTACTGGTCAAACAGGGGCGGGACGTGGTTGGTCTGCAGGGCGACGTGTTGGGCAACGTCCAGAAGGGGCAAGCTATCCAGAAGGGCGCGGCTACGCTGCCCTACGAGGGCGCAACGGCAGCCGCCCAACTTGAAGCTCTCAGGTTGCGGAACGAAGAGCTTGAGCGCCAGCTAAAGAGGGCGGCGAAGGGCGAGCCACTTGCAGCCGACGACAAGACGAAGTTCGAGACGGATATAGACGCCTATGGGCGTCTTGACCGCGCGATAAAGGCGTACAATCCCGACTTTTCCGGCACGGTCTTTGACCTTCCCGGAGAGGTTGAGAACGCCTTGCAGGGCCGTGTTAGCAGCGCAGTTGGTACACCGGGGCAGGCCTCGTTTTGGCAGGAAATGAACCTGCTCGACATGCTGGTTCGCAACAAGTATTTCGGCGCGTCGCTGACGCCCGGAGAGAAAGCGTCCTACGCCTCAACCACCGTTGCGCCGGGCATGCAGCCCGACCTCACTCTTGAAAATCTTAAGTCTCGCCGGGACACGTTGCGCCGTGGCATCCAACGCCGTGTTGGTTCGCTAAATGCCGGCGGCTACCGCCCCGCGCAGATCAACGCCTCGCTTGGCGAGTATGTGGCCGATCTCAACCCACGTTGGTTGTCCCCGGAAAACGAACGGCTTCTTGGTGAGTACGCCAGCCAGAAAGACTTTGATCCCAAGGTCTACGGGCAGATGATGCTGAAAATGGCAGACGCCAGCGGCATTCGCGTAGACCCAGCGGGAGCTGAAGCGGCGGCGAATACGATAGCAGCGAAACGCGCGGAAGGTGTTACCTCCTTTGGCGGCGCCGGTATCTACGAAGGCGTCACTGCGCCCCCGGAAGATAAGCGCGACGAAGCCGCCGTACCTGCCGGTCAAGGCCCGACCGGCGGTGGTGGCGGTGACGGCGGTGGTGGTGGCGACGGCCTCGGCTGGGGCGAGACCCTCGGCGGCGCAGCAATCAACCTCGTGCCCAGTACGATCAGCGAGATTAAAGGTATTGCCGAGGCCGTTCTGGATCCTATCAGCACGGCCAAGTCGGTCGTCTCTTTGGGCGGCGCGTTGCTCAGCAAGATGGGCGTTGCCAAGTTTGACGAGAGCAGCGCCGACGCGCTCGGCCAATACTACGCCAACAAGTACGGCAGCATGGAAGGCTTCAAGCAGGAGCTGGCCACCAACCCGGCCAGCATCTTGGCCGACGTTGCAATGGTTCTGACTGCCGGTACGGGAGCCATAACGAAACTCGGCCTTCCCGCCAAGATCGCCCGGTTCGGCCCCCGCGCCGCCACGGCGCAGCGCATCGCCGGACAGATTGCTCGCAACGTCGATCCAATCACCGCGACTACCAACATTCTCGGCAAAGCTCTTCCCGCGACCGTCAGGGGTGCAACCAATCTGACGGGGCGCGCAGTCAGTAATGTGCTTGGCACCACGACTGGCGCAGGCGGCGACGCTGTGCGCGAAGCAGCCAGAGTTGGCTTTGACCGCAGCGCCGCCGGTGCGCCGACGAACCAAGCGAATGCGTTCCTCAACGCCATGCGCCGCCCCGGCACATCGGCAGACGAGCTTGTGCAACTTGCCCGGGACGGCGTGGCCAACCTGCGTCAGCAGGCCTCGCAGCGGTACTTGGACAAGATGCAGCAGTTTGGCCGGAACCCGGTGCCGCTCGACATCACCAATGTTCGCCAGCGTATCGTGGGTATCAAGCCCAAGAGCTACGACACTTGGCGCGACAGCCAAGGGCCACGCCCCGCAGACCACCGTGCGTGGGAGACGATGAACCAGTTTGTGGACGAGTACGCCTACAAAGCGACGCAAGACCCGTCTCTGCTCAATCCGCTTGCTGTGGATCAGTTCAAGCAAGACCTCTACGACGTTGGCTCGAAGGTCGGCGGTCCTTACGACCGTGACGCTGCGCGCATCGCGGGCACCGCATACGGCGCAGTGAAGGACGAGTTGGTCAAGCACGACCCGCTCTACGCCGACATCATGAAGGACTACGAGAACGCAAAAATAGAGGCGGATAAGCTCGAAAGCACATTTAGCCTTGGGGCTGCGCGTGGCAAACAGCCGAACGTCGACAGCGCCGGCCGTAAACTGACCAGCATCTTCCGCAACAACGTCAACACCAACTACGGGAGCCGCACGGAGCAAGCCAAACGCCTGTCCGATTTGGACCCGAGCGGTAAGTTATTCCCGACGCTTGCCGGCCAGTCGTTGTCGTCTGCCCTACCGCGCGGCATCCAAGGCGCCTTCGCCAGAGCGGGGGCCACCAGCGGCGTAGCCGGTATTGGCCTCGACATGATCCCGATGGCGCTCGACGTGCCGGGCTATCTCAGCGGCTACAACCTTGCCGCCCTGCCGGTCAGCAGCCCGCGCCTCGTCGGCGAGGCTGCATACTACGGCGGTCGCGGCGCTGGCGCGACGTCGAAGGCGCTTGAGCCGGTAACGTCGCGCGTTGGTAAAACCGCCGACTTCTTATCTCGGAAGCAAGAACAGTATCGCAATCCGCTCATGATCGCGGGCGCGGCGGGCATGAACCTTGACGCCATGCAAGAGGACGAATTGCAGCGCTTGGTACGGCAGTATTCCGAAGAGAACCAGCGCTGATGGCCGGCGAAGCGTCCGCCGGTTACGGCGGCAATCTGGGTCGATCGCTCCTTGAGGGTCTCACGTTCAACAACGCCGGCGAACTGGAAGCCGCCCTTCGCGCGGCGGCGGCGCAGCGCAACATGAGCCTTGACGAACTCATGCGCCGCTATCGCGGCACCAAGGCGCAAGTCGTGGGCGACCACCAGCGTTGGATCGAGAAGAACCCGGGAGCAGATCTCGCGGCAAACTTTGCCGGTATGCTCGTGCCCGGTGTTGTCGGCGCTTTTGTTCCGGGTGGACAAGGGGCCACTGCAGCGGCCGCAACTCGCGGGGCGTCTTTCCTCCCCCGCGTCGCTCGCGCCATGGCCGAGCCTGTGACCGTTATGGCGGAGCGTTTCGCGCCGAGCGCGGCGGCCAACTTGGCATCGCGCGGCGCGCTGGGTCGCGTTGCCCTCCCGCTCGCCGACGAGCTGCTGACCGGCGCGGTGCAGTCCGTTGGCTCTGCCGACACCTTTGCCGAAGCACCGGACAGAGTTGCGTCAGAGCTTCTGGAAAACGCAATTGGCAGTCTCGCGGTTCGCGGTGTCACCGCCGGCGGCAAGCGCGTTATTGCAAATCGTAAAGCTCGAAAGGCAGCAAAATGAGTTGGCAGCAGTCCGCCAAGAAGCTGATCACCGAGTTTGGCAAAGACGCCTACGACCGGCTCGTTGGCATCTTGCCCAATGAAAGCTCGGTCGCGGAGGCGCGGACTGCGCTTGGCAATCTTATCAGCGCCGACACCCCTAACGCGCGCTCAAAGGCTACTACTGACAAAGCAGCGGGCAAGCGCATCGCGGGCGCCCCCCAAAACGTCACCACCGCAAAGCAAGAAAAAGCCAAACGCAAGAAGTACAAGGACACCGTCGAGAAGGGCGTGCAAGGCGCGCTGTGGTACGACGACAGCGGCAAAGCAATCATGTCGCACATAGGCGAAGACCCCGAAATGGCCCGCAAATTAGGTGGCAATTTCGCCGTTACGTCCGCGTCCACGGGTGTCAAGCCCAACACGGGTTTTGCCATAAAAGGCCACAATCAGGCAGTGTCAGGTGATCCAGTTGTCACCGGCCGCTTTCCGACCGCGATGGGTGCGCAGATTGAGGAGATTTACGGGGCGGGTGGTGAGGCGTCGGGCCTCAAGCGCGGCCCCTTCGAGCAGCAGCTCGCTGTCGGGGGCGGTTACGCCGACCCCAGCATAGACCCCCGCGCGGTGCATGATATCTGGGACGGGCGGGCGTGGGGCTATACCGACGCAGACGGAACCCCTTTCAGTGGGTCTTTTACGGACGCGCAGCATCGCTGGCAGGACGAGCAACTGCGCAAGGTTATCCCAACTTTGTCAAAGCAGCCTTTTCCTTGGACAACGGGTCGTGTGCAAGCTGCCGGGTGGTCCGGTGAGAAGATCAACGCGGGGGAGATCCTTCCCGAGGAGGCTGCGTATAGCTACGCGGACGACATACCGAGGCATTACGGGCAGGGGTCTCGCGAAACTGTGTTTGGGTCAAACACCGGCATTATGCCGGAACTACTCGATGCGGATTACGCGGCCAAAAAGGAACTGGACGACCGGGTTTCCAGCGTCCTGTACGATCCACAAAACAGGGATCGCCTCGCGTTGGGTTTTGGCGCGATCACCGGCCCTTCTTTCAAAGGCCCCGGCATCTACGAGGGGATAAGTCCCGGTACGCAGGCGCAGTACGGACTAGGGGCAAACACAATCAAAAAGGGGATGGAAACGGCTGACTTGCCGGTGGGAAAAGTAATAGACCCATCTTCCATGAACTTGATGAAGGCCATTGAAGCCTCTTACGGATTAGTCACTGGCCAAAAAGCCATTGCTGGTCATAGGTTTTTCGCAGACGCCCCTGCGGCTTCCCGTAACGCGGCGGAGTTGCGCCTTGGTGAGCCTATCGACAACGAGCGGGCACAAATCCTTCTTGATCTTCAGCAGAGGCTGGGTGTTGATCCCAACTCCATGGCCATCGTACCTTCTCCCTCGGGCGTGCGTTTGCGTGATTTTGGAGGCGACAAAGAGCTGTTCAAGAAATATGCTTCTGACGCCGCAACAGCCATCGGTTCCAAAAAACCAGAAGGCGGCTTCTTCCACGGTATGTACGAGGAAAACCCATGGGAGACGGACGCCGGGCGGTACGGACAGTCGTATCTCGGTTTGATCGGTGAAAGGCCCGAGTATGTTCGATCGTTTGATCAAGCAGCGCCGCCTCTCGCCGCCAACTTACGGGATGTGTACCGGCAGTTCGCCAAAGAAAACCGCATGACAATACCGGGGTATTTCGACGACCTGTTGAGTGCGGTTGCGGGAGGCGGCGAGAAAGAACTGCGTGAACTAATTCGCAAACGCGGTTTCGCCGAGGGCGGTTCCGTTGACGCAGACAACTTTGTCAGCGGCCTTCAGTCTCTGTTGGAAAAGTACCAGACTGCCTGATCGAACGCCACTCCTCTACACTAAGTTTGGTTCTCGGTTTGTCCGTGTCGTAATACCTGCCAGCCGTTTTCGCGGCGGCGGGTATTACGGGTTCACTTTCATCCCAGCATAGAAGTGATTTCTCCGCCCAGCAGAGCAGAGAGTATATTTCAAGACACACGTCTCGCCCTTCGCAGAAGGCCAAGAGCTTGTGATAGGTTTCAGCGTCCAGTTCGACGCTAAATTGCTTTTCGTTTTCGTCGCTCATTTCCCGTTCTCCCGTTCCACAATCCGCTGCCCAAAGAACACGATCTTCTCGCCGTCGTACCGCGCGCTGTCCTGACCCGGCTTGCCGTGGCCCTGACGTAGCGCGGCCACGCGCCACGCCGCCTTGAACGCATTCGCCACGTCGTACTCCATGCACAACGCCTCGATGATGTCGTTGCACTCGGCCATGTACGGCTCTCCGCCGGACGTCGGCCTCTCGACGCGCACCTTGTAATAGTCAGAGCTGCCGCCAGTCAGCGCCGGTGGTGTGGCTGTCTCGTACACTCTCATTTCGCTTTCCTCTTCATCGCTTCCAATAAGATTTCTTGAATGCTCTTCTTCGACGACAGGCGGTCCATGACGAGATCATCGACCGTGTGGCGGGCGAGGATCGGGTAGATGAACACCGGCCTGTCGTACCCGGCCTGCTTCTGACGCATCGGGCCGATCCGCTCGATGATCTGCATGTGCTCCTCAAGGTTCCAGTTGACCCCGTAGAAGGCGAGGATGTTGCCGCCGTCGGCGAGGTTCAGCCCGTGTCCTGCCGACGCCGGGTGAGCGAAGAGGATCGAGATCCGTCCGGCGTTCCAGTCCCTGATCGTCTGCGGGTCGGCGTCCAGCACCCGCCCCTGACGGAACCGGCCCCGCAGGCGCTCCAGATCGTGCTTGAAGTTATAGGCCACCAAGACGGGGGCACCATTCGCCTCCTCAATGACGCTCTCAAGCGCGTCCAGCTTCGCGTCGTGCACGGCCTGCCAGTTGCC